TCACGAACCAGAGCGGAGTGACCGATGTCGACTTGCTTGCCACCGATTTCGGCGAAAGCAGGAACTGGATTGACCTTCCAGTCGAGGTTTGCTGCCTTCAGCATCTGATTCGGTGTGAGGTCGTTCGAGACCTTCGTGCCGAGGTGGTGCCATGGAGTTTCGCCTGCATAAGCCATCGAAGCCTTGCCGTCGAGAAATTCAATCATATGAGCCATAATATAGTTTCCTTTTTCAATTTGGTAATACCATTCTACCAAAGAATGGCTTATTTGTACATGTTTATTTTACGCTGGCGTGATAATCCAGAGGCCAGCAAATACGATAGGTGCAAAGATAAGAAAAGAGAGGCTAGCGAGCATCTCGTTGCGAAACTCTGCAGGAGTCATAGTAGCCTTCATATCGCTGATAACTTGAATAATCTTGTTCATGTTTGCTTCCTTCTTCATTATAGGTCCACCTTACCAAAGTTTTGATAAAATGTACATGTTTATTTTTCGATAAAATCACAAACTAGCTGAAAAAAATCATCGGGCTTTTCATCCTCGAGGACCATCAGATAGTCACGAACATCTTCTGTGATGCCATGCTTGGAGAAGTATTCGGCGATTGCTCGCTGAACGGTGTCGCGACCGAAGTAACCGATAACAGGACTAGTCATACAACCTCCATCTGATCGACCATAATCTCAATGATGCGTTCGAAGTCATCATCTGGATGCAAACGATAGTCTGCAGAGATATCGTAGTACATCTCAGTGCAGGTGTTCATGGTTTCAACACCATGAGTTCCACCGAGGGCTTCATAGATGAAATCGAAAGGATCATCTTGAGCGAGAATGTATTCAAATAAGCGAGTCATAATATTTTTTCCTTCTTGATTATAGGTCCACCTTACATTGTTTTCGAAATATTGTACATGTTTATTGTCAAAAAAAATGCGACCGAAGCCGCATTTTCTTATCCGTACATTTGATGGTAAGATCGAACCAGATCGGTCGCTTTCTCAAGGTAGTTTTGAGGTCGTTCCCTAAACACCTGTGCCTCGAGAGAATCATCGACACCGATGATGATCACGATGTCCTTCACTAAGATGCCTGTCATCTCCCATAGCATGTATGCATAGAGACTGGTCTGTAGAAAGTATCCTTCGATCCATTCCTTACGTTTGAGTTTCGCAGACGTCTTGTAATCGATGATCGACAGACGACCGTCGTAGTCTGCTATGAGGTCGCATGAACCTGCTAGCTTGAGATGATCAGAGAACAGAGTGCATTCTGTGGCTCTGATCATGTCGACCTTGTCGTCAAGGATCATCTTGATCTGGCGGAACATCATCATGTTATGAGGCATCGACGTATCGATGTCATGACCTAACACGTAGTTCTCACACATCGTATGGATGTTCGTTCCGCGAGTGGCAGCCCGAGATGAAACTCGAGCTGCTTCGTCCTCGCCGACTCTTTTCTTCCAAGCTTCAAGAGCAGATTTATCAGTCATCTTACCGAGGACGGCGGTGACAGACGGATATCTCTTCCCTTCTGGCGTCTCATAGAGACGTGTTGGACCATCTATCCTTTGCAGCTCCGCAAAGTCTAGCAAATCGTATTCGAAACCTTTACGGTTGAAGTCCGAGTTTTTGACGAGCAATTATATATTCCTTCACTAATTTCGATCGAACGATATCCTGTTCGAGAAAGTCAACATGTACAAAATCATTCAACTTGCCGAGGACCTTCATAAAGTCCTTGAGTCCGTTGCGTTCTTGGTCCTTCGTAAGATCTGACTGACGGAAGTCACCGCAGAACAATACTCTACAACCCTTACCAATACGAGTGATCACCGAGTCCAGTTCGTGGAACGTCATGTTATTGACTTCGTCCACGATAACAAAACAGTTGTTCATGGTAATACCACGAACGAACGACGTTGAGATAAACTCGACTGCGTTCTTCTGCTTGAGGATCTCGTATGCATCGGACCGATCAAACAGTTCGGTGCAGATGGCATAGTAAGGTGCCTCATAGACCTTCATCTTTTCCTTCTGGTTTCCAGGAAGAAAACCCATATCTCGTGTTGGTACTACCGATCTTACAATATAAATCTTATTTTGTACACCGGTATTTTCCATCATCGATTCGATGGCCTTATACAGAGCAATAAACGTTTTACCTGTACCAGCCATGCCGTGCAACATCAAATGTTTTCCATCATCAAAAGCATCAAACGCAATGCGCTGGTTTTCTGTGAGTGGATTTATATTTTTTAAATTGAAATTTTGAGTTTTAAATGTCAGCCCTTCTTGTGTGTCACCATTTTGTCTGGCGATTCTTTTTTCTCTCTTAGTTAAACGAGGTTGGCTATGTTGCACTAGTTGTCCTTATTTTTTATTGCGAGCCTTATTCACTGCCTCTCTGATCTTTGTACTTTTAATATCTTTGTCACCGTGCTGTTGACCGAGTGGGGAGTGTGGGTTAGCATTACCGATTCTATTGAGTAGATCGTTAAAGCCAGAGTCATTCTTATGAGTCACTCCTGCTATTCCTGATATCACATGAGGTGCACCTATAATCTCTTCGATGTCTGGATTGGCCTCGAGAAAATCGATTTTCTGTTGATAGTTAAAGAATTCCTCGAAAACTTCTCCGGTTTCTTTGAGTCTAAATTCGTATATAGGCATTAATAATCTTCATCTTCTATCAGATCTAAAAGGGTGCTTTTTGCTTTAGAACGAAGAGCAGATCGAAGCCGCTTCTCACTCAAATGCTGACGATGATCGTGTGATGTATTTTTCGAGTCGTCATATTCTTCATTGTATTTTCTAAAACGCTTAACCGTGTTGCTCATTTGGAATTAACCCTGGAAAAGCTTCGTTAATTGTTGCGATGTTGAGTCCTTCGACTTTCTTATCCTTGACTGCAATCAAAAGATTTGCATCCTTCGGATGAAGAGATTCGAGAAGACCGATGAAAAGCATTTCGCGCTGAACTTGTTTAATGTCAGGACGATTGCCGCTGAGGTAAAGAGGAAGTGTACGTGCCTCTTGATAGAGTCTTCCTTCGCTGTCGAGCACTTCGCTCGGCTTATAAGGAGGAGCTCCTTCTGGTAGCCACCATCCTACGTTAGGATGGAATGCCAATTCAAGGATATACCGAAGTGTTTCATTATCATACTGACGAAGGAGAGAAACCTTTGTCTGTACATCCTTGGCTTCCTTGACAAGATCAAGGATCTCTGAGATCGCTAATGTTCTTTGCATATTAAAACTCGTTAATGCTTTCTAATAGGAGTTTGAGACGACGTTCGATAAAGTAGTTGAAGAGTTTATCTCTTCCTTTACCAGCTTGCTGCTCGTACTGTACGAGCACTTCCTTCTTAATATCAGGAGGAATGAAGTTGAGATCAACGAGTTGCTGATTACGAAGATAACCGCGCAGCATCTTCTCGTCACAGAATTCCTTTGGATCTGAGTTGAGCCATTGATCTAATTTTTTCTGACTAATAGGTTTCTGTCTGGCACCGACAACGAACGTGTCATCTGCTGACAAGAAGTTAGGAACACCGTCGCCAGTATCACCGCGAATGATATGTTCTTTGATGAACTTATCGACGTCGTTCGTCTTACGCCACTTCTTCTGTACAGGATCAAACTGCTGTACGTTCATGTAAGCTTGAAGCTGCACAAAGTCTTTGTCACCAGAAAGAATCAAGATCTTCTCGTTGGTATTGCCATAGGTTTGTGCAAGAGTGCCGATGATGTCATCAGCTTCGGCGCCATCGACACGAATGACTCGATAAGGAAAGTAATCCTTGAGTTCATCGCGGACTTTATTGAGAGTCTCGAATACGGCAGTCCAGTTGATCTCGGACTTCTCACGATTCTTACGACGATTGGCTTTGTAATAGGGAAATACTTGACGGCGCCAGTTATTACCAGCATCGCATGCGATAATCATCTCGCCGAATTCGTCCTTAAACTTGACATTATAAGCGCGAACAGAGTTTAGCACCATGTGTCGTAAAAGATCTTCTTCGATATCTGCATTCGTGTGGTTTCCAAGTTGTATCATTAGATTGGAAATCATAACCTGCGAAAGGTCCATAATAATCATTTCAATTTCTCACTCTTCATCTGGTAAAGTATACGTATATTCAATTGTACTGTCTTCATTATATCTAAATTCGAATATGTTGTCAGACATATTATGAAATGGATGCTCGAGATTATACTGTCTGTGCAACAATGCCTTGATGCCTTCCATGACTAAGGCTACATCTTTGATGTATTTATCGTCATTAATATCTACGCCGTAGGCTCCGAACATATTAATTATGTCAGGAATCATGTCATTCATGACTCCAGCCACGTGTTCTTTACGAGTCTGAGTAACCTTATCATGAATTTCATCTAAGTTCTGAGGCGGCGCCTCGTCGCGCTTGACACCTGGAAATAAGATTACGTTGTCCGTCATTTAATAACCCTTAGTAGAATGGTGTCTTGATTGATTCGGCCATTCGGCTTCGACTCTACGGTCTTGATCTCGTCCATGAACTTGCGCAGGCTAACTTTACCTGCACCAAGCAACGCTTGAATAGAAACGTCTGGCTTACGCAAGCTTTTGCTTGTAGAAGTCTCGACGTCATAACCGATCAAGGTAGTGCCTTTGACTTGGATTCCAGCTGGACCACTCGAATCATATCGAGCCAACTTCTTGTATTTGGTGTTGTAAGCCCATAGCTGTGTACATCCTACGACCTCTGCTGGATGGACAGAGACAATCTTGAGTGAAGGCTCTTCCTTCTGGTATTTAAGGTTCTTGACCAGATCGACAGCAGACTTTGCTTTCTTTTCACGTGGCTTACGAACCTTGACAGCCTTCTTGTTATTTACATAACGATCGATGTCACCGAAGAAACTCTGCCAAAAGTTAATCCAAAACTTTAGACGCTTGCCGAAAGCTTCTTGAACTTGCTCGTCATTCGACATAATCTCTGTATATTGAGGACGATAATAGTCAGCTACGATGCCGAGAATCTGTGCGTTCAGCTCGTTCGCTTGACAGAAGGTGTACATCGAGAACTCTTTGCCATCGATGACATTATCGAGTTCTTCTTCGAGACTCGTGATGATGTAGTTGGCCTTCTCACGAATGCGAGCTTGAATATCGACGACAGACTTTGGTGTGTCTTCGACTTCTTCGACAATCTGAGTAGCTGCCGCAAGGAGATTCTTTACACTATCATTGAAGTAGTCGAGATTCTTTTGCGGCAGCTCATTGCCATTCAGTAGAATACGTGCAACGTTACCAAGAGTCTTGGAAATCTTCCACTTTGGAAGTTTGCGTAGGAGTACGAGTTGGTCCTTGGTATAATTCTTCTTGGCATAAGTGAAGAACCAGTCACGTGACTGATCATCAGATGCCATGTAGTTATACCAGTTCAAGGCATTGCTATAGCCATCGATTACGATGGGTTCTGAGCCATAGGCTTTGTCATCGATCGACCGAATAGCCGCACGAGAGATCTGTTTGGGTTTAGCTTTAACCTTAATGACCATATTTACCTCTGTAGTTCCTTGTTTGTATTATTCAATCTACTACAGTTTTGATAATTTGTACATGCTTATTTTCACAAGTCGATTTTATAATTAAAACTTGGACCGGCGGTGGGTGTATATTGAGTTGCGTTTGGCTCCCAACCAGGAGTTCCAACGACTGGTTCCCACTTTTTGTCGACATGTTCTTTCTTGAAATACGACCACTTGCGAGGAGTTTCCATGGCAATTTCCATACCATGCTCAAGCAACTGATTGTGCACAGCACCGTGTTCGTACATCTCTACGTCATCGAAGACGAAGACAGCGCCAGGATCTGACCGCTCAAGGAAGAATGCAATCTCGGCATCGAGAGCTTCGAGTGTGTGAGGACCATCGAAGTGAACTACGCTATACTTATTGACAAGACTCTTATGCTCTGCATAGACAGGAACACCGTCTGCATAACGATTAAAGAATTCTGTATCTTCGAGGTTGAACATATAGAAGTTGACGTTTTTCTGACGGCAATACAGATATAAGTTGATCATGCATATGTCGCGCATCTCATTGGTATAGTCGCAGCGACCTTCCTTGAAGATCTCGTCACGATAATACTCGATGTTCCCATAAGGATCGATACCAAAGACTGGCTTCTCAGGAGTCTGACCGCTTTCTACGAGACCGTCGATGATACACTGTAGACCACCGCCCATACGGACACCAATCTCGACTGCTGCACCTTCTACACCCTTTGATCGAATGGCTGCGTCAGTGAGTACTTCATAGTTTGCGCTATCTGTGCCGAATTGTGCTTGGATCTGATGGATCGATACTGGTTGTTGTGACATTATGTAACCTTACCTCTGTTTCTGATATATTTAGCAATCATATGCATAATAGCTTGGTGGACGTCTTCTGCTGCCTCGTATTCTTGGATATCGACATGTAGAGAGATATCTGCGAGTTGAGCGCACTTATTATCTGGAGAAAAACCTGTCAAGGCAATAGTCTTTATTTTCAATGACTTAGCAGTCTCAATTGCCTTGACAACATTCGGAGAATTACCACTCGAAGAGATGGCTACGAGTACGTCGCCTTCTTGTCCGAGTGCATCGAGCTGGAACGAGTAAACATCGTCGTAAGAGATGTCATTCGCCACGGCTGTCATGAGTGGAATATTTGCTGCCAAAGAAATAACTCTTGGTCGCAGCCCACCTTTCTTACAACCTTTGGTATAGTCGCATGCCCAATGCTGAGCGATGGAAGCAGATGCACCATTACCAATTGTATAGATGTTATTCCGATGATTAGAAATGCTTGTCAGCCAAATGAGTTCTGCTGCTTTTTTAAATTCTTCATGATCGATACTTGCAAAGCCGATATTAATCAGGCCGAGGTGATCGAATATAATGTCAGTCTCGATAGACAACTCTTGCTCCTTCATGTGAGATGCCTACATCGAGGCATGTTCTGTCTGAGAATTCTTGGCGGATTGCACTCTTAGAATCTGTAAGCGCTAGCATGTATCCTCCGCCTCCTGCTCCAAGTAACTTAGCGCCAAAAGCACCAGAAGATTTGCAACGTTCGTACATAATATCTATATCACTGTTGGAGATCTCTTCACTCATCTGTTTCTTCAGAACCCATGCAGAATCAAGCAACTGACTGTACGTATTGATATTCACTTGCTGTGTTCCCTGCATATTTGCCATATCAGCCATTTGACGAATAATAAATGTCTTTGCTTCAAAGTTGATATTATCAAGGATCTTAGCTGCATGATGCTCTACGTTTGTAGGAATCAAGATCATGTAGTTCTCGATTGCATTCGAGTCGAGACGCTTCACATCTACTCGTCCATTGCCAAGCTCATTTGCATATTGAATGTAGTTCATGCCACCGAAAGCAGATGCAAACTGATCTTGCATGCCGATCTTCCAACCACATAGATCGATCTCGATGTGGCAAGCAGTCTTCGCAACAAGATAAGGATTTACGTATTCGAAACCAAGATAGGCTGATAAAGCCTTAATCAAAGCACAAGTAAAAGCAGACGATCCACCAAGACCGTTGCCGATCGTAGGGATGTCTGCGAATGATGTGATCTCGATGTTGGATTTGATACCGAAGAATTTCAAAGCGTTCTTGACAATATCGTTCTGAAGATCCTCAACGTTCTCTACACACTCTTGTTTCGAATAAGAAACTTTGACATGGTCGTGAGGAGTGTGCATGACTGCTACATAGACATACTTGTCGATGGCAGTTGAGATGGTTGCTCCACCCCATTGTGCAAAGTGGGCGGGGATATCACTACCCCCGCCGAAAAAACTAACTCTGAGTGGTGCTTTGGCCAATATCACGGTGTTGTTCCTTTAACGAAGCGATGAGTCCCTTCCACTTGGGAATCACTGAATCCCAACCGAAGCGAGTGTCTGCGTAGGCTTTGACGAATGACATCATGTTAGTAATGTCGTTGTTCTGCACGTTCTCGATGGCATACATCAGAGTGTGAGCAAAGATGTTAGCATGCAGATTTGGATTCTCATGATCACCGTCATACTGGACAGTTAGCCCACCCGACGTGTCAGCCAAAGCAGAGAAGTTAGGATGAACCGCCAAACAACCAGCTGACATAGCTTCAATAAGAGACCTGCACGAAGTTTCCGGCCAGATACAAGGATACGCAAAGATGTGGGCTTTTTGATATGCGGCACGGACTGTCTCCTGATCTGCCCAACCATGATAGTTGATTTGTGGGTGCTCCTTCATCCGATCGAAGAGAGGCTTGTACGCTTCGTCGCGGCCCTCCCAACCTGGAC